ACATTTGCCTGCCCCGGAAGCCTTGGTATTCGCCTTAACTGATTAAACTGTTCATCTGTAATACCGAAGTTTCTTTTAAATATATGAGCCACAACATACATTTTTAGGGTATCGGAGTTGTAAAACTTTTCAATCAACAGTCGATCCCATTCCCTCTGTAGATTTACTGGTTCATCCACCGTTCTTCTCCTTTAGTTTGGCTTCGATGGCACGGGCAAACTCATCAACATAAACAGAACCATAAGACACTTTCCATAAATCACATAGAGGCTCCAGTTCTTCCTCCGTCAGCCCAACCCATTTACGCTTTGGTGGTGCGGTGTAAAGTTTTATCCAAGTGCCATCGGCTTCATCTGGGTCTGATGTAAGCGAACCATCTTTCCACATCCACGCCACAGGCTCATGTTCACCTTTTGCCGTTTCATAAACACGTTCTTGGCTCATGTCGCTGGCATGTACAGGTGCGGCATAAACAAAAAGTTCAGCAAACTCACGCAACAAGTATGTTCCATAGGAGCCGTCATCAAACTTAATCTCAGGAGACCCACCTGCGGTCAAATACTTAACCGTCCCAAGAGTTTCATCTTCTAGGCAAATAACCCTGTCACCAACCTTTGGCATACGCATACGCACAAGCTCTTGTTTCTCTGCCTCTGCGATGGCTTGGCGTAGTGCTGTGATGGCCCCACCATTCAATTCGTACCCATCTGTAGAAATTCCAGTTTGCTCAAAGCGTTGTCGCTGTCTGCGTTCAACCAATGACCGATACAACTTGTCGTCACTTTTCGCCATGTCGCCATAGGTATCAATGTCATCAATGATGTCCCAGAGTTTTTCCAAAGCCTCCAATGCTTGCTTCATTGCTTCTTTGCTCATTTCTCCCTCGCTTTCAGCATTTCGTCTGCCATTGAATAACACCATTGACTAACGCCTTTTTCAAACGGCTCGTTATGGAAAAAAGACTCTCGTGTAAGTACGGCTTGCATCGCTTTCGCCGCAAAATAATCCCGTAATGCCATGCCGTCTTGTTCTGGATGCGCACTCAAAACATCTAATGCTTGCTTCATTGCTGAGATGCTCATAATTCAACCCCAATTCTGCCTGCGATTCTTTCTATTGGCCCAAAAACAGACTTACTTAATGCAAATTTGATTAGCCTCAATGACGCATCAATTATTTCGTCGTGAGTTCCGGGGTCTGCACTTTTTATTGCTTCAAGCGTAAATTGAGCATCAGTTAATGCTTCAATGTCTGCGCTATTTGCCTCGAAAAGCAAGTCAAAGTCTGGTTTGCAGTCAGGTTCAGGCTGCGCTAGTCGGTCACGCAGGGCTTGAATTGCGTTTGCAACACCATCTGGCCCTGCTTTCCACGGATTGTGCAACGCATCCAACGCCATCTGCATTAGTTCACGGTCAGTCATAGCCTAGTACCGCTCCCTTTGTTCCGATTTGCACAAGGCCATACTTGCCTCAATGCATCGGTAACTAACATATCTGCGGTCTTATGGCGTATGCCGGGGTTAGCCTCAAGGTAACTCTTAACAACATCCCTAACCTGACCATTGGTTACACCCATTGATGGACAACTAAAAACGTGCTGTTGGGCATCGCTTACCCCTGCTACATACCCAAGGGCAAACATTCTCCAAACAGTTTCTTCGCTATTAATGTGCCTCAGCAAATCGTTTCCTGTAAGAAACTCAGCGCTCGCCATACATGGTACAAACAGTAGACCCACGATTAGTTTTTTCATACCACCCTCTCTGTTACTTTGACTTCCGTCGTTTAATTGCTGGCAAGCCAACTGGGTCAGGATCTCTTGCCTCCATCAGCCGATCGGCCATCTCGTAAGACTTAGTGGGGACAGCATCGTCCGGTATGCCACGCATGATTAATGCTAGGGCACACATCCCAGCAAAGACATCACGCAGAGTTTCAGTGTTATCGCTCATTTCAGCACCAACATTTTGATTTGTTCAGAAAGGTGCGCCCCAAGATCCTTACCCTTGACGGCAACCATTTGAGCCTCCTTGCAGTCATAGATCACCTTGGAGCAATCCTCGATGGCCTTGTTAAAGCCAGCCTTGTAGACATCGTTATTGGTTACCAGGAGATCAATGGCATTACGGATCATCTCCGAGGCCTTGCGCTCCTTGGCTAGCTGCTTAAGTTTCTTGTGGTGACCCTGAGGGATATACACAGAGTACGGTATTAACTTCTTTTGCTTTTCCATTTTAAGAATTCCTTATTGATTCGCTCCAAATGCTTTCGTGCTTCGGCGTTGGTTTTTAGTTCCGACCGAGACTTCACCCCAGTGGCGTTCCTTAACCAATCCGTCGCTTCTTTTTCGTCTGCCACAAAGATCTGATCATCCTCATGTAGCCAGTCCCAAAAGTCTTTCTCCCTACATAGGATGCCGGCAAGACGAACGGCCTTCTGTCCGCCATGCTCGTCCTCCCTATCAAGGGGTTCCTCATCACCATTAAGTCGAACCATAACGACCTGATAGCGTGAGCCAACAAAGTCCCTCAATAGATCCTCAGGGATATCGTCTGGGTGAAGACTGAGCGACAAGATATAACCCTCTTTGTTTTGCTTAAGGGCTATCTTGAGAGCCTCAAATTGAAGAGTCTTCATAATGTTTTAGACCAAGTTGATATTCAAGGTACTTAATGATTACGTTGGCTTCGTTTAACTGACGACGCAGGGCGTTGACTTCTTGATTCAAATCGGAAACCTCATTGAGCCAAGGAGACAAGTTGTCTTTCTTAGACGGATGTAACTTCTCCGCTGCAATGACTGGGGCTTTGGCTCTAGGTTTATTCTTGGATCCTGGTGGCCGACCACGACGTTTAATTGATTTCATTCTGCTCTCCTAGAAAGGTACGTCTTGATCATCTTCGGGCTGTGGGGCTGGCTCTGCCGCTTTGGGCTTTGGCACGTAAGGTTCAGAGGCCACGAGGTACACGGTCTCCTGGCCTTTGGTATTTCCATGCCACCCTGCTATGGCAACCTTAACCATTCCCTCTGGAGTGGTGTGCTTTTCCATAAGTAACTTCAGCAATCCTCGCTCGATCAACAGATCACCACGTATGTCTGGGTGGTTGTCCGCTTTCTTGTATTGATTCGGCCACAGTGTGCCGGTGTTTGGTTTAGGTACGTATGCCATTACTGCTCCTTAAATTTATTCTTGGTCTTGGTAAATTCTTCCATCAACTTCTTAAACCACTCTGAATCACGATTTTTGGCGTCGTCAAACAAAGTTTTATTGGTCTTGAAAATTGACATGACATCAGCATCTGACTGAGCAAACCCTAGAGCCAGAGTGGCTCCCTTCCACACCATGTCAAACCATTCGGCCTCATTGGCTTCCGGAGTCATGGTGACCTTGATCTCCCAATCCTTGGTTGTCTTGACAGATGTGTTGCCTGCAACTCCGGCTCCCTCAACGGTAATCGTTTCCGTCTTCGGTTTTGGCTTCGGGTCTGCTTTCACTGCGGGGTTACCCGTCGTGGCATCAAGGGCGTCATGCTCCACAATCTCAAGGGCGTTGACGTACAGATACCGACGAAGGTACGAGATCGAGGCGCCAAGGTTTTGCACCGGATGGCAACCTTTGAGTTCAGCTGCGGCCATTGGAGCCTTAAACTGAACCTGTTCTTCTGGTTTCTCTATGTTGTAAACCGTCAGTGTGGCCGACTCATTGTCGCAAGAGAACACCGCAGTCAGACCCGTGTCACCAAAGATGTTCTGAACTGTTGGCAAAAAATCTTGGAGCTCAAAGTATTCGTAGCCAGCAAACTTATTCTTGCCGGACTTCTTAAGTTCTTTCTCCTGTAACGACAGCCTAGCGATCTGTAGTTTCTGATACACATTCATTGCGTTTCACCTCTATTAGTTTGTCTAAATAATGGCTTGCTTTATACAAATCCTGCAAACCGCCCTTCTCCTTGTACCGTGATACATACTTAATGATGTTTCCTTCTAGATAGCCAATGTTATTGGCTACTATGTAATCCCACGGTTGGATTGCTTTCTGATGGTAATGATCTCCGCCAATCTGAACATCGTTGGCTATCGAAGATATTTCCATATTTCGAAGATCATCTATGGTCATACAATCTCCAAGTAAGCATCTGTCAATGCTTCGGCCTGTTGAAGAATTACGATCGCAGAATTTTCATAACTGTCGTTGTTGGCAGTCATGTCCATATTGGCCGCTAACGCCAACATAAAGTCATAGATCATTTCAGTTCTCGTTTTCATTTGCTCTCCTGATATTCACGCCATTGGGCGCAACGATGGTTGACTGGGCAGAATGATTCACATCGAGTACGACTGCCCGGACGCACTTCAATCTCGTAACCCTTACCGGCTTTCTCCAACGCATCCTGGGCTTCTTCTTCTGTTCCATGAACAGACTTCGCCCGAACACCGCCGGTCTTCTTAACCGCCCATGTGGTTGGCTTCTCCCACATCTCCTCAGGTGTGCAAGAGGGGACATCACCATCGGACTCAAGGGCAAACTCCGCCTCAGCGTGGGCATGGACACGGGCAGATACAAACGCCTCCCGCTCCTCAAACGTCCACAACTTGATGGGAATCTCCTTGATGGGGGCTTCTGGATAACCTTCTTTGACGCCGGCATCCCTGCGGCTCCAATCCCGAATGATGGCTACTATGCCAAGGTCAGCAACCGGCTCACCCTTCACCTTCTCAACCAACCACGCATAGATGTTTAGTTGTTGCTCCCACTCAATCTTGTCGTTCATCACCGCCCAAACAGAGACGGTTTTGTAGTCACGGATCTGAATGCCTAAATCCCCTACAATTTGTAGGTCTATTGCCCCAGAAATCTTATACCCGTCCATTTCAGAGTGAAGGCGCTCCTCGACGACATGGTTCTCGTCACGGCCATGCTCCAAGACTTGGTGGACGGCTGACCCAAAAAGGCTCCAGACCATCTCTGATACGTCCTGCTCCAACTCATCCTCAAACTTCTTAGATAGGGCTACGATCTTGGGACTGTTGATCAACTGGGTAACCGAAAGGTTGGCCTTACCCTTGGAATACGTAGGCCGTTGCAGAACATTGATGAAGGTCTGCGGGATATTAAACTTGTTTGTTAGTTTCATTGAACACCTCCTAGCGTTACGAACTATGCACCCGATTTTTGGGGATGTCAATAGGTCATTCCCATTTTAATTCATCTATTGTAAAATTCTCACCTGTAACAGGTGAACAGGTGACAAATGATCCAACTTCTACTTTCCTTCCCCCCAAGCGTTAACCACTACTGGGGTCAGCGTGGCAACCATAGATTCCTTGGTAAGAGGGGGAAAGAGTTCCGTCAGGAGGTGGCCGAAGCCTGTCTAGATGAGGAGATTAAGACCATGTACGGACGACTAGCCGTTCATGTGGCGCTTTTCCCTCCCGACCGTAGGAAGAGGGATGTGGACAATATCCTTAAGCCCCTGCTTGATGCCTGCGAACACGCTGGGTGTTTCGTAGACGATAGCCAGATTGATGAACTCCACATCATCCGGCAGGGGGTCAGGAAGGGCGGGGCTTGCACCATCCTGATTCTTGAACTCTAGAGCTGTGCCATCCTGCGAAGTTCTTTGATATCCACCCTTGAGAGCATATCCTTCTCGATCTCCTTCAGGTCCTTGATGTTCTGCTGTTTCTCACGGGCAGACATATCTGTGGACTGAGTGATCCTAGAGATTTCCCGACGGATCTTGGAAAGGTCTTCGGTGATCTTGTTCGTGGCCTTCTGTAGGCCAATCCGGTTGATGTTCTTCTCCTCGGCCAAGAACTCCTCAATCTCATGGGGGCTACGAGCCTTCATGTCATTCAGGGTATTGACGGCCTTGGAAACCTCATCTCGAAGGACATAGAAGTCATTCTTGATACCCGTCTCGTACTCCCTGCGGACGAACCCGCTGGTACCAGGGATGGCCGCCAATGCCTCCCTGACCGTCATTTCTGGCCGTGGCACGGACGGATCGCTATGAAGTAGGCCATTAGTCAGGAAGAGCGTCAGGCCTCCTACAGAGCCAAACATACCCCGAATCAGGTGATCTGCTGCGATCGGGGAGATTACGCCTGTACTGCCCAAGGACTTAGCAAACTCAGAGGTGGAGTCATTGAACTGCCGTTCGGTCTCCAACCCCTTCTGGTATGTCCCCACCAGTGGCCGGCCTTGGAAGAAATTGTAGTTAATGCCGACTTCAGCCAGTGGTTTGATAACCTGAGGAACCACGGTCGGACTGAACAGTGAGTTACCCAAGGCGGCTTTGAGGGAGTCCCTGAACTTACGTCCATCGGCAGATCCCTGATTGGTGGTGATCATGTACATATGTTCAGTGATGATCTTGGGGATAGCGAAGATATCCGACCGGATGGGGATAGACATCTTGACGCCCGGAATCATCAGGAGTCGGTCACGGATAATCGACGGGGTAGCCTTATAGTCCTCGTCGTCATCCATCATCATCGAGTAGACCAAGGCCAAGGCCGTCATGGCGGCAGTCGTGTAAGCCAGAGTCTTCAAGGCTTCCTTGCGGTCGCCCGGAGAGATACCCACCCCAGAGATGGTCTTGATGGCTACGTGCTGGGCGGCAAGGTAGGCGTTAAAGAACGGGATAACCTGGCCAGCCAGGGAAAGCATCTTACTGCTTCCACGGTTACGGAAGTTAATCAGTTGGAAGGCTTTCTCCAAGCCTTCAGCACGGCTTAGTCCCTGCGCTATGGATGCTTCGTAGACTGCCTGACGAACAGCGTTATCCGAGGCCATGGAGATGTGTTCCAAGAACCCTTTAACCTTGTTCCAAATCCCCGGCTTTGACTTCAGTCCAGCCGCTACCTCTGCATCCTCTCGGGCGATTGCTGAGGTGAAGTCACGAATACCCACCACCCCAATCCGCTCCAAGTCCTTGTTGGTCTTGCTAGCCTTGGCAAGGGTAAGGACGAACTCCTTAACTGCCCGAGCCGGAATACTCAGGGCAAACCGTGGCTTTAAGCCAGAGGTATAGATGGCGGCAAAGGCGTCCTGAGGAACCTGAGATAAAGAGAACAGTGGGTTCAGAACCACGGACTTACGTAAGAAGTTAGAGAACTCAGCCGCAATCTTCCATGTTGGGATGGAGACGGATTCCAATCCGGCAAATGCTTCCATGAACATTGGATCATCAAGGTTATAAAACTCTGGGTTTCCATCCCTCCAAACACGGACAGAGTTCTTACCCTTCTGAGCCTCTTTAACCTTGGTGGCTAGGCCTGCCTCTACTGCGGCGTCGATCTTAGCCACGGCCAGACGGTTCATCACAGACCGCTTGACAGCGTACTGAGTCCAGCGAGCCATGTTGTCAAAGATGTCATTGACGGCAAGTTTGGAACCCTTGAGTTTCTTTTCCTTAGCCTGGACCTGAAGACTGCGAAGGAACTCTTTCGGCCCCTTGCCCTGCTCCAACTGATCTTCACGGTAAAACGGTACATAGTCCATGTTCGAGAGCAGGATCTCCGCCTCCTCGATCGACCACAGTCCGCTATTGATCAACTCAATACCGGCGTTTAGACGGATGCCGTTCCAAATATCAATGATCCTGTTCATCTCCTCGGGCATAAGTTCAATCAGGCTTAAGCCAGAATTGATCTCATCCTCGGTCATGTGGATGAACTTATAGTCCTTCATCTTACGGCGCAGCTCTCCCTCTAGTAACTTCTTCAGGGAGAGATCACCCTCTGTCCGAGCCTGAGCAATACGAGCTCGCAGTTCTTCAACCTGTACATCTACCGCATCGTTGAACTCTTGGAGAGAGCGCAGACGCTTGGCCTCAAATGCCGTGTGAGCAACCCGTTCGGCCTGCTCCTTGGTCATCTTGTACTTTGTAGCCAAGTCGTCAATCGCCTTGACCAGTGATACAAGGTTGTCCTTCTTGTCTACGGCCTCGTATTTGTAGGTCTCTGGGTTGTATTTGATCGCCCCATAGCGCATGAAGAGACTAGCAACGGCATCGGCATGAACTGCTTGGCTAGAACTGATGGACAGGAGAACCCCAAGTTTTTCTTGTTGAGTCTTGGTTGTGTCCTGAATTATCCGGCGGATGGCGTTATTTAGGGCGGCATCGCTACTGAACGCCCAAGTCTCAACCTGATCCATCCATCGAGTGGCCGT